AACTAGGCCCACGACGCGAGCTGAGGCTGCCGAGCCGATCACGATAGCCTTGGTTAGAGCCTCCAGCGACACCAAATCGCCGAGAATCTCTTCAACCAACCCACGACCGTAAGATTCCCCGCTTATGGCGGTCCATCTCAGAGCAAGGAACGGGAGCTGGTCGGCCTCGTAAGAGCCGACAGATTCAGGAATAATAGCCCCGTCAATCTCTTGGTGAATATGGTACTTACCATCTTCTTCCATCTCGACGTACGTAAAGAGCTTGTACTCCTCCTTGCCCGGTTCGCGGGCCTCGTCTTCAACTTCAACGTCCAGCCCTAAGAAATTTTTGATATCCGTGGGCAGGGCATATTTGGAAAGCTTTTCGCACAGAACTATTTCCTTGACGTTACCCATCTGGTCACGTTCAACGCCGTAGTTCTTGAGCGGGAATACGCGGATGCCACCCTCGTCAGGGAGGTGGACAAGGGCATTACCGGTGACAATCAAAAGCTTGATCGCGTAGGTAATAGCCGGGCGCAAAGCGCGAATTTCAATTTCACGGGATACCCGGCGTTCAATAGAAGCCAGGGCCTCGTTGACGACCATCTTAAGCTCGGGTTGCTGATCAAGCTGAATTTGAGCTTTGTCGTCTATGGTAAGCCGAAAGAACGGCTGACTAGGGGGCACTAAGGATAGAGTAAGTTTAGAAGCGAGATGGTTAACACCGCGAGCGCCTACCGAATTGTAGGGCGTCTCGAGTTGTTGCGCTTCGTTAAAGCCGGACTCAGGAAAGAGCGACGGAATCGTGAGCTCAGCGCAATCTTCGGCTCTAAGTTCATACACGCGACGTTTGCCTACCATCGTTTCGTAGCACGAAGCTGCTGACTCATAATCACTCATCATTGACTCCTTACGTTAGTCGACCTAGTCGGAATTAAGAAATCCCTACCCAACGCATAAGGTGCAAACCTTTGTTGGAAAGCCGCTTGGGCAGCCGGAGTCGGCACAGGGGTGTTCGCGGTATTAGGAACACCGCCAGCGTTCTGGATGTATTTTGCAGGATTCAGAAGGTCGCCACTCATAGGTCGTGTCCCACCGCTTGAAGTACACATCAGGTCATACTCGTTTCGGTCGGGATAGCTAACCCGCCCATATTCAAATTCTGTTCGCTAACCGAGCGAGGGATGTCGCTGGTCTGAAGTTTAGGCTTGTAAGCCTTCTTTGGCACCGACGTCTTGGCGATGGTAGGAAGAGGCACAGGCGCCGGGGGCGGCGGCGGAGGCGGTATTTCAGGCTTTGGTATGCTCATCGAAAAGCACATGGGTAGTCTCCTTTTGCCGCTGAAGAACGTCGGCTAGCAGGGTAAGTACGGCTTGTACGCCGGCTTGGTAATAGATGTCCTGCGGATTAGAAGCGGGTGTTATTGGGCGTACCGGGAATACCCGCCGTAGGTCCGCTAAAAGAGCTTCCGGCACTAAAGTGAACCGCGAGGCTACATCGTAACTAGGGTTATTTGGGTTCATTTTTGCTCTTTTCCGCGTGGGCAATACGCGCTGCTGCTATCTTTACGTATTCATCGGATAGGTCGATACCGACAAATTTAAATCCCTCTAATACGGCTGCCTTACCGGTAGAACCGGAACCCATGAACGGGTCTAAAACAATACCGTTATTCGGGGTAACAAGTCGCACGAGGTAACGCATCAGGTCGGTGGGCTTGACCGTCGGGTGATTGTTTGCGATCTCGCCATCGTTCCGGTCGGCCTTACCCGCCTTTGCACAGTAAAAGAAACGCGCCGCTGACCCCGAGTCTTCGTAGCCCTTACCTGAATAATCAAACTCGCCTTGATTGTAGGTGCTGTCCCGTTTGCCAGTAGTGGAGGCGCTTTTGAACGGGTTAGATTTGCTATCGGGGAATAGTGAGACTACTTCTTCGCTGCCGTCGTGGATAAGGTTAGCAGGCCATCTACCTGTGCACTCGGTTGCCGGATTTGGTTTGAAACTTCCGTACGCGTTGGTGCGAGTTACTGTATGCCGCGCTGTGTTAACCCGTTGATCATCCCCTACCCGGCACTCACCAATATTCATTACCCCCGTACCGTACTTCAGGACGTTCTCAGCGACCGTCCCCTCTAACGGCTTACGCGCAAGAATGATGGGTTCCCACGCTGGCTTAAGAGCGGTTCCCCAGCCTTCCCATTGCTTCGCGGCATCCGTGGCGGGTTGCGCTTCTTTCGTCTTAGTTCCGCCACCCCATCCCTTACCATGCGTACTATTCTTCCCATTTGGTACGTAACCATCAGCTGATGGTGTGTATCCCGCCGCCTTGTCTATCGCCTTTGAAACATCAAGAGACTTCGGGAAGCCCGAGCCGTAGACCCACATCACGCAGTCCCTGATCTCCCATCCCGCGTCCTCAATAGCCACGGCAAGGCGGTGATAAGTACGCGTTCCACCGAAGGCTAATAGATACGCCCCGGGCTTAGCGACACGATGCGCTTCTGTCCAAAAGTCCACGCCCGGTACGCCGTGATCCCACTCTTTACCCATAAAGGCGAGACCGTAGGGCGGGTCCGAGACGATGGCATCAATAGAGTTTGCTTCAAACTTGGACATAACTTCCAGGCAATCGCCTATGTGTAAAGTAACCCGTTTTTCTTCTTCGGTCATTTTGCCTTCCTTTTCTTTTGTTTTTCAGGGACCTCGTCGCCTTTTTTTAGTTGCTCCTCAAGAGCCTCTAATCTGAACATTGCGGTTTCAAGTAGTTTCTCAAGCTCGCTAATTCGGCCTATTACCGCCATAAGATAAAAATCGATCGTCATTCCGGTCTCCATAAAAGTTTCTGAGTTTTGAAGTCAAGCTCGCCGTACCTCAGGATACGAGCGGCTGCGGCGTTGGCGTAAGCGTCCCCGGCGGATAACCCCTGCTTGACGAACGCGTTAACCACGGCCTTCCATTTGTTTGCCCCGGCTTCGTCCAAGATGCGACGTGCGGCTACGGGACCTATTCCCGGGCACCCTTGGTAGTTGTCGGTCTTGTCGCCTACCAACGACTGGTAGAGATGGTTGTAGTCCGCCTCTTCCTGAGAGATAAGATTGGGGACATCGTCCTTATCCGGGTTGTAAAGCCAGCCGGGGATAGTCCGCATATCTTTATCTACCGACACGATAATCCGTTTTTTAGTCCCCGGCTTGGTAGACAGCCAACCGCAAACGTCGTCGGCTTCAAGCCACGGTTTTTGAACGCAGTTGTATTCGGTCTTAACCCAATTCTTAAGGGCTGCAAACCCTACAGGCTTACGTGATTTCTTACGCGTCGCCTTGTAGTCGGGGTAGTATTTGTGCCGCCAATTCTTGTTGTCGGTCAGGGCAAGGATGATATCCGTGGTCTTAAAGCGTTCCTTAAGAGCGAGCACCTTGCCGTTGATTATTGCCTTAGCGGCTACCAGGTCGGAGGTTACCGACCACTGATCCGGTTCCCACTCTATTTCAAGTTCGGCTGCGAATGCGGCCAAATAAATAAGCGAGTCCGCATCCACCAAAAGTTGAACTTTCATTCTTCGTCTTCCTGTCCGTCTAAATCAATATCGGGGATATTGCCCCACTCTTCGGGCTCCTCAAGGTTGTCCTCAAAGGGTTCCGACTCAACGTCAAAGGGGGCGGCAATATCATCTCGGCCTAGTATTTCCACGCACTTGTCGTAGACCCGCTTAGGGTTACGAATACGACCAATCTTCTCGTAGTCCTTGACGATTCGCTCGGCTAACTTAATTAAATCGCCAAGCATTCCGCACTCGTGTATGGACGCTAATCTGAAGACGAACGAACCTTTCACCTTCTCGTGTGCTTGTCCAATTAGGACGGTATTAGTCGGCAAGATATGGAAATCTGCCGGAGTTGGCTTCTTGTGCTCGCCCTCGTAAAAACCCGAGGTAAGCAAAAGCTGCCCGTCGGTACCCTTATGAATAACCAAGGCGAAGTCGCCTCGGGACATTATAAGGCCCCTACTATCTATCCGCAGGTTTTGCATCAGTGTGTCTCCGCCCAGTTGGCTCCGACCTTTGCGTCGGTGTCTAAAGGGCAACGGAATTTGTAGAACGTTCCGGCGGCTTTTAGAGCCACGCGGAATAACTCGCCTACGTCGGCAGCCGTCTGGTCTAAGGTCTCTACCTGAATCTCGTCGTGGACGTGTAAAACGATATTAGTTTCCGCGTACTTTGTGTTTTCCCGTAAAGCTCGGAATAAAAGGACGGTCGCCTTCTTCATTAATACCGCCTCGGCGCCTTGCAGCAGGACGTTAAGGGCGGCGTGAGCCGAACGGATATGGTAGAACCGCCCGTCAATGCCCTTGAGGTACTTCCGGGTATTCATCGTATCCTCAATATTAGTAGTGAGTTGCTGGAAAGCCGGAAGATTAGCCAAGAACCGCTTACGCACTTCGGCGGCGTCATTAGCCGAGCAATTCAGGATGGAACCCAGCTTGTTGTTGCCGGCTCCGAACAAGAACGCGTAGATGAAACGCTTAGCCTCAGCCCGTGTAGATAACCCTGCGGCTACCCGGTTACGTTCGTGCGGGTCGCCTTCTACGACCAGCCTAGCGTATTCGCCGTCGTCGTACGGGGCAAGGTAATGGGCTAAGCACCGAAGCTGAATACCCTTAGCGTCGCAGCCTACGAGTACTCTACCGTCTCCGGCTGTGAAGAGGGATCGGAAGTCCTTTCCGTACTCGACCTCAACCGAAGGGACCTGTGCCAGGTTAGGGCTATGGTGAGAGCAACGCCCAGTAACAGTGCCAAGAGTAGCGACACGACCATGAATCCGTCCTTCCTTAACGAGTTTGAGTAAGCCGTTGTCCCCGTCGGCTAACTGACCTATCCGCTTAGCCAACATCATATGCCGTTCCAAAAGCTTGGCTTCCGGGTAGGGCATTTCGGATAAAACATCTTCATCGATGACCGCTAATCCGGTGTCGGTAAGTTTTGACGGCTTCCAGTCGTAGCGGTCCTTAAGTGCGTTTGCGATTTGTTGCCGGCTATTCGGGTTAAACTCAACGGTCTTAGTTCTCGGTTGTTTGCGTACAGCCGTCTCGTAGGTCACCTGCTTAGGCGGGAAAACCTTTTGCAACTCGTCGGAAATAATTTGCTGCTCAGACCGGAGCTTATCTATAAGCTCGTGCGCCTTAGCG